GTGGACTTCGTCATCATCATGGCCCTGATCAAGATGATCAAGAACCGCTTTCCAGGGCTGAACATCCTGTTCCTGGACGAGATCTTTTCATCCATCGATGCATCTGGAGTGTATCACATCATTGAGATCCTGCACCAGATCATAAGGGAAGTGGGCATCAATACATTTGTCATCAACCACACGGTCTTGCCTAGTGAATACTTTGACAAGAAGGTGGAGATCACAAAAGATGGCGGCTTCAGTGAGTTCTCGATAGAGGCCATTGGATAAATAGATTATGTCGGCATACAATCAGGAGTTCAATCGAGACAACATAGTCCTTAGGTACATCACAGTGGCCACCCTGGCCGAACTGCAGAACAAGGTCTATTACTACAATCAGGTGGACGAGGACACGCAGGTCAAGGTGCCTGTGCCCTTCTACTATTCCATCACTGGAAACGAAAGGCTGCTGCTGGATGTATTCAAGTTCGGTGCAGAAGAGAACGGTGAGGCCATAGGCGACTACGAAGTGGTGCCCAGAGGAATGCTACAGATGACCGGTGGTACCATCGAGTCGGGCAATATGACCAATAAGTTCGTCAGGTCTGAGTTTGTCAGGGAGTTCGAGGGTCAGCTGAAGACCTATTCTCTGGAGACCGCATTCCTGCCCATCACAATGACATTTGATTGCCGGGTGATCTGCTCTAACAATACCGAGATGCTGAAAGTGACCGAATCCGTGATGAGCAAGCTGTATAAGGCCACTCATTTTCAAGTGGACCTTGGCATGATGCGAGTACAGGCATCCATGGAAGTGCCAGAGGACTACGGTCAGAATCGCCTGTTCGAGTTCGGACTGAACGACAAGAAGGAGTTTGAGGTCACATTTTCAATAGACGTTAAATCGTTCATGCCGGTCTTTGAGGGTGGCATCTTGTTGGCCGAGATAATTGAGATGACCAAGGACACTCCGTTCAATCCTAATCGAGATGGCATCGGCATGTTCCGTAATGGAGAGATCCGATTTGGCGGGGTGATCCAGCAGGCCAATTATACCATTGATGACATGAGCAAGGCACCTAGTGATGCGGCCTTCAGCAACCTGACCCAGCCACCGGCCAGTGATGCTCCGCCATTCTTGGAAGGAGAGGTTGACACTGCTCCTGAACAGCCAGAAGACCCTAATAGTGAGCAGTACAGGAATCAATCTGGCGAGGAAGGATAAATAGTCATAATATGTCTTTGATATATAAACCAAATAAGTCTAATCGATGAGCAAGGTTAACGAGGGACAGACGCAGGTCTATGCAAACGGAATGGTTACTCCACAATATGGAGTGAACACGAATGCACCATATCTGAACACCCCACCCAAGCAGCTAATGGACCTCACCCGAGAGTTCTTCAAGAGCGGCAAATCACCGTCCCAAGTGCTGGCCATATTGGTCGGTATGGGCACTCCACAGCAATTGGCACTGGCTGCCATCTATGCACACGGAGCCATCGGAGCAATGCAAGAGAAACAACAAAAAAACCATACGAAAATGAAGTTCACCCTAGTTGACCTATATGAGAAGGTGACCCAAGCGATCGAGAAGCTTGACGAGATGTCAGCCGATAAGTCTAGGACGTCTTACTCAATAAAACAGGCAAAAGACATCCTAGAGAAGTCTAAATCTATGTTTCCTGACCTAAGCTTAGTAAAAGGAATCTCATCTAAGATGAGTGCTGATGATGCTGATTCAGTAAGGGAAGATGTAGAGTCTAAAGTTGCACCTACACTAAAATTTGCTATAGCAAAAAATATACATAGGTCAGTAGCAATACATGACTGGATGCAGCCGATCAGTGAGCTGAGAAGCTATATCAATAGCATCTATTCAGACAATAAATGGTCATTTAGGGTAAATGAGGCCGTTGAATCTATTTCAAAGAGAAGTAATTCAATGGAATCCAAGCTTGCTATTGAGCTTACATCATTGATCAGCGAGTCTGAAGATGTTGTTAAGTCTGGAATAAGCACGATTGCTAGCAAGAATCCATGGTCTCCTGAATGCAGGGCCATCATCAATGAGATGAAAGCAGAGGCAAAGGGAGCAGACCAATCTAAGGCTAGGGTAACTAGAATTTTTACTCCAATGCTCAGTGAGTCAAATGGAGTGGTATTCCACTTACATGGCAAGAATTGGAAATTTGACGGTAAAGGTATCGAAGAGGCAAAGGTCACAGACCCTAGATTTAATCAAGTCTTAGAGGGGCTTCGTATGTTTACAGATAAAGGTGACTCATTGGTGCTCTTCGGAGAGTCAGAGAAGGCACTTGAGATCAATCTTGATGAGGGCATCATCAAACTGGGTGATCTGGACATGACTGAAATGGAAGCCGGAACCGTAAAAGAGGCCCTAGTGGCAAACAAGTTCTTCTCTTTTAGAGATGCTTGGAAGGCGGACAAGATCGCATCTCTAGTAGAGCACTTTGATATGGTGGGAGAACTGGACAATGCACTAGGACTGACCAGTACTGAGTTCCTCAATGTGTACCTGACCATGTTGGCAGTAGAAGAGGGCGTTTGGGTGAACAAGATCAATCCGGCCATGAAGATGAACGAGATGAAGTTCTTCCCTACTGCATCAGCTGCCCTTAAAGAGGCCAAAGAGTTCATCGGTTATGATGCGACTGCATACTTGGCTGAGGCTCTAGTAAAAGAGGGACACAAGACAGCCATCGTAGAAAAGAAGAGGGCTGCCATTAACGGAGAGATCTCATTCCTGGAAGAGAAGAAGGGACAGATCAACGCGGCCATTGCCAGAATAGGTAGAAGTGAAGAGCTTTCAGAAGCACTCAAGATGGTAGAATCTGAGCTGATGAAGAAAGAAAAGGAGCTTCAATCTACATACGTGGCTGAAAAAAAAACTAAACTCGATTACCTGAACATGGGCTATACCGAGGCCACCATCGACAGGCCGGCGGGCAGCTTTAAGAAGGGTGACGAAGTGATGGTCAATGCTGAAGAGTATGCTTCACTAGGAGATGACGATCTAGTAGACGTGGTGAATGTGGACACACTGGAGTCAGAAATGATCAAGCGAGGCAAGTTGAAAGTTAAGATTTAATCTAGTTTAATTCATATACAGGGGGCTGAATGTTAACATTCAGCCCTTTTTTTGCATATAAGGATAAACAATAACAAAATAGCAACAATGCCTAGAAAAAGAAACTATCTGAACAACCGAGATCTGCTGGAAGAGATCGTTAAATCTAAGGAGCAGGACGAACTGACCCCTAAAGCACTGAAGATGCTGATGATGCTGGCCGACCGCTGCTCCACTAAACTGCCGTACAAGAACGAGGACGATCGACAGGACTGTATTGCCTCGGCCTACATGGACTTGTATAAGTACTGGAGAAACTTCAATCCGGAAAAGAGCACCAATGCATTCGCCTACTTCACTGAGATCTCAAAGAGGGGCTTTGCCAAGGGCTGGAACAAGCTGCATCCTAAGAAGTACGGCAACACGATCTCCATTAATGGTTCGATGGACTCAGACGGAGTCTACTCTCTGTGATAGATATACCATGAGCATCAAAAAGGTCAAACCGACAGCCAATTCCGGATTCAGACAGGGCTACTACCAGCCACAGAATCCGAGCAAGTATAATGGCCCACTGCCCATCATCTACCGGAGTAGCTGGGAACGCAAGTTCTGTCATTGGTGTGATCACAATGAAGATGTGGTCTCATGGATGAGTGAGCCCTTCTCTATCGACTACTTCAATCTGTTGGACAAACGATTCCATAAATACTACCCGGACTTTTACATCAAGCTGAAGCGAGGCGAGGAAAACGGCCAGCCCATCATAGAGAACTATGTAGTGGAGGTGAAGCCTAAGGCCCAACTACAGAAGCCTAAGGAGCCCAAGCGAAAGACGGCCAAGGCCATGCAGAACTACAAGTACAGCTACGAGCAGTACGTGAAGAATCTGTGTAAGACCGATGCCCTGAAAAAAGCGGCACAGCATCGCAATTTCAAGGTGATGCTGCTGACCGAAGACAGTAAATTGTTCTGATGGCCGGAGAACTCAAAGGCAGCATAGAACAATATGTGAAGTCCAATGGTGGCCAGAGGCGAGCCTCTTCGGCCAGCCAATCTCAGCTGGGCATGCTCTCTGATAGCTACGGTGGCAGATTCGATTTTGGCAAGATGTACTTCTTCCAGTACTTCACGCCGGATGAGCCTTGGTATGATACCAATCCGATTGTATTGGGACTGGGACCCAGTGATGACGGGAACGAACTGGGCCTCAATTTGCACTACATACCGTATAGTGTCCGCATACAACTGCTGGACAGCATTTGGAGCTCATTTTCAAGGACCATCGGCATGCAGGTGAAAGGTGCCAATTTAGGCAAGCCGACCCGGCAATCGGCACTGACCGGCTTTACCTGGCAGAACCTGAAGTCTGCATACGGCAGCCGGTTCAACCTAAAGCACTGTGTCAAACAGTACAGGTTGGACAGGATGCGGAGACCCAGGATCTTGGGCTATGAGAACTGGTATGTGGCCGCTGCCAATGACGAAAACCGCTTCCACAACACCACAATAGAACAGGTTCAGGCACTGTATTACAATGTTTGATATATAAACCAACGAACTGATAATGGCTGGATTTACAAATAGAAAGGGACCGCTGACCCAGGGCAACCCGGTCAGGAAGATCCTGAAAGACCTTTCCAATCTGGGAATGGCCTACGATGACATGATCATCAGGAACTCCAGGGCAGTGGGCTTCACTGAGAACCAATTCGGTTATACTATGAATCCGATGGGCAGCGATGCGGACGACATCTACTCGCCCTTTGCCGCCATGTCCCTGACGGACACCAACATGAAGAAGAATGTGGCCTTCTTCGACCGCCAATATAAACAGAAGGTAGAAAAATATCGTACCTTTGCAGTACAGGATGAGATTGAGGAGATCTTGGACGTGCTGTGTGACGAGGCCATAGTATTCGATGAGAGCAACTATTGTGCCTATGGCCACTTCAATGGACAGATCTCAAGTGCAGTTGAGGAGGAGATCGGTGACGTGTACAACAACATCTACAACTACTTTGGCTTCAATGATGCACTTAGCATCTGGAACTATTTCCGTAAGTGGCTGGTGGACGGCTACCTGGCCTTTGAGATCGTCTACAATGACAAGCAGACCGAGATCATCGGCTTCAAAGAATTGGATCCACAATCACTGGTGCACGGTATAGACACTGAGACCGGTAAGGTACAGTGGGTACAGTACAAAGGCGGTGGTGTAAAGGAACGCAATCTTTGGGACTCGCAGATCATATATCTGTCCTATTCACAGGTCAACTCGCCACAGAGGACATCATACGTTGAGAGGCTGATCCGGGCATTTAATATGCTGAGGATCATGGAACACACCCGCATCATCTGGGCCGTTACCAATTCCAGCTTCAAGACCAAGTTCGTCATACCAGTAGGTGGTAAGTCCAAGACCAGGGCTAAACAGTCGCTGGCCCAGTTGATGAACAGCTACCGGGAAGTGGTGGACTTCGACTTCGACAGCGGAGAACTGAGCACTAATGGTAAGCCGATGATGCCATTCAATAAAGAGTACTGGCTGCCATCCAAGGACGGTGAAACACCTGAGATCGAAAATGTAGGCGGAGACGGACCGGACTTGGGCGATACTGAGTCACTGAAGTACTTTGCCGATCGCCTGAAGCTGGCCTCGAAGATACCTTTTTCCAGATTCGAGAGAGACGGTGGATCCGTCTGGGACCTGGAGGCCAGTGGCATGATGAGGGACGAGATCAAATTTGCCAAGTTCATCAGCAGGCTTAGATCCATCTTCCAAGAGATCCTGGTCAAGCCGCTGTATCTGCAGATGTGCTTAAACCATCCAGAGCTAAAGAATGACGTGGCCTTCAAGTCCGGCCTTGGCATAAAGTGGGTAAAGGACAACGTGTTCGAGGAGCTGAAAGAAATGGAGCTGATGAGCCGTAGGGTGGATTTCATTGGCAACATGAAGACCCAGCTGAGCACTATGGATGAGAACATGACCGAGATTCCTTACTTTGACCTGGGCTTCCTGATCAAGCGTTATGGTGGCTTCACTCAAGATGACATCAAGGCCAATGAGAGGGCCAAAAAACGTGAGGAGCTGGAGAAAGAAGGCTACAAGGATGAGGACATAGAAAAGATCCTACTGGGCGCTGACAAGAAGGACTTTAAGCCTGAAGAAAAGTCAGAAGAGGATCCGGGCGGTGAATTAGACCTTGGCATCTAAAAAATACTCTGCGGTCCATAATATATAAACCAAATAACTAAGCAAAATGGCAAAAAAGAACTTGCTAATACTCGAGAGATCCACGTCTAATCTGGCCACTACCAAGTCAGAGGACGGAAGTGTGGTGCTTGAGGGCGTCTTTACTCAATTCGGAGTAAGAAACAAGAACAACCGCATCTACGAAGAGCAGGAAGTGATGCCACACATCAAGGAACTGCAGGAAAAGGTAAAGACCAAGAAGCTGCTTGGTGAGCTGGACCATCCTAAAGATTTTGACATCAGCCTATCTAATGTAAGCCATGTGATCGAAGATCTATCTTACGATGCTGACAATAAGCAAGTAAGGGGCCGCATCCGCCTTCTCAATACTTCTAAAGGTAAAGAGGCCAAGGCTCTGATCGAGGACGGCATTCCACTGCACATATCCTCAAGAGCTGCTGGAACAGTGGGCGATGATGGCAAGGTAAAGATCAAAAAGTGGTTCACTTATGATCTAGTTGCAGATCCAGGATTCGAGAATGCCGAGCTGGCCAGGGTCAATGAGTCATTCGGCTTTGAACAAGACGAGAGCCTCTTCATTTACGAGATCGACAAACCGATATATAAAGTACAAGAAAACAAATCAAAAGAAATGGACCAAACGTACGTCACTACAGAAGACTTCAACAAGTACACTGAGTACCTAAAGAATGAGATCAAGACCCTAAAGGAGTCTTCAAATTCAGCAGACACTGAGAGAATGGACAAGCTGGTGATGTATGCCGAAGCAATCGCTGAAAAAGTGAACGGCGTTACTGAGTATGTGAACTATCTGGCAGAAAATGTAGATAGGGGCATCACTTACTCTAACTACTTGGCCGAAAATATGAACTCTATCAAGGACTATGCTGGCTATATTGCTGAGCAGCTTGACGGCAGCATCCGATACACTGAGCACGTTGCTGAGAAAGCGGACAAAGGCATTCAGTACAGCGAGCACCTGGCGGAGAAGCTAGACCAAGGTATCAGCTACAGCGAGCACCTGGCCGAACAACTTGACAAAGGCATCCAGTATGCTGAATACGTTGGCGAGAAGGTAGAGCAGGGCATTGCATACTCGGAGTACCTGAGAGAAGGTCTTGAAAGAGGCATCAAGTACAGCGAGTACATTGCTGAGCAGGTGAACGGTGAGTACGATAAAGCCTTAATGGAGAAGAGAGGAGAATCAACAGTGAACGAATCTCTGAACGAGTCTGCCAAGGCCGAAACCTACAAGAACACACTCACAGAGAGCATCGATGCACTGATTGCAAAGGCCGAGGCCAAGACCAGCTCTGAGATGGTCTTTATGAACTTCCTAGGAGAAGGCAAGAAGAGAGAATTCGAGGCATTGTCTAATGAGATGAAAGAGAAGGTAGTGACCAAGATGAACGAGAGCAGGATCATGAGCAGCCTGGACGCAAACAGGATTTGGGAATCTTGCTTCATCGTAGAAGAGACCGGTCCCGACTTCATCAAGGACATGCCTGCTAAATACAAGGAAAAGTGGAATACACTGAGCGAGTCTCGCAAGTCACAGATTATTGCTGAGTCTAAGTTCTACCCACTGACCAATGCATACCAGATCAACAACTTCTGGTCGACCAGAGATCTAAGAGAGAAGCAGGTCTCAATGGAGAAGCTGAACGAGTCCGCTTCAACAACAGTTCCTACTGGAGCTGCAACAGCAGAGGAGTCTAATGCTTACAGGATCGATGAGGCTAGAAGAGCTGAGATCGTGAACAAGCTGAAATTCAACTTGAACAGATAAGCTATACTCAAAAAACACACAATGAAACACGTAAGGTTATACGAAGAATTCATTACTGAGTCTAATGCCATTCCAACTGAAAAACTAGTTAGGATGTACAAGGGAGATAAGTCTCCTTATGAAGTAGCATCGTTCGTTTATGATAATTACGACAAAATAACCGGCTACCCTCTAGAAGATCGCGATGAAGAAATGGAGTTCCCATCTTCTGTCCTAGCCTTTGTTGATGCTATAATGGGAAAAGATTGGCATAGGACTGGAAACAACTATGATGATTTTTCTCAAGCCTATGGCGACGCGGCGTATTGAACACTCTATTAGTCTTAATATAAAAAAAGGATCGCGTTTGCGATCCTTTTTAGCTCGACATATAAGTTAAACAACATAGCCATGAAATACATTAAGCTTTTTGAGCAGTTTGTACAAGATCTTAACGAATCATATGAAATTAAAGATAAAAAGGGGGCCAAGGCTTTTTTCGGGCCTCTCTTGCGAATGCTTGGTGTAAAAAGTATTTCTACCTCAGAAGTAAATCGCCTAAGTACAATAAACTTTGGCAACAAGCTCAGGCTCTTTGTCAAAGATTATCATATTATCGGCTACAACACCGATGGATCTGATATTGTACGTAAACTGCCAAGGGGCATTTCCACACTGGATGATATTATGTCAAACGTAAAGCAGTTTAACAATAGCCATACTACATTAAAGAATGCCACCATAAACAAAGTGAATGGAGTACAAGTTCCAATCTTTAGCAAGTATGCAACAGAATGGCTTAATTCTAAAGGAGAACTTCATCGCACTGATGGTCCAGCATTGGAAGGGGCGAATGGTAGCAGAGAATGGTACCTGAACGGCCAACTCCATCGCACCGATGGCCCAGCATCTGAAGACGCAAATGGTGATAGAACTTGGTGGCAGAATGGCCAACGCCATCGCACTGATGGACCTGCTCTCGAGACATCGTATGGACTAAAAGAGTGGTACCTGAACGGCCAACGCCATCGCACTGATGGCCCTGCGATTGAAAGCCCGTATACTGGTACAGAGTGGTACCTGAACGGCCAACTCCATCGCACTGATGGCCCTGCCGTTGAATGGGCTGATGGCAGTAAGTTTTGGTACCTGAACGGCCAACTCCATCGCACTGATGGCCCTGCTATCGAATATGCAGATGGCAACGAGGAGTGGTACATCAATGGAAAAAAGCAGTTTGACGAAGAGCCAATTCCCAAGCCAATTAAAAAGGTTAAAAAGTATAAGCCAGACACTAAAGGCCTAGAAGAAATTGGTGTCGATGGTCTTGCTCAAGATGACAACGAGGCAATGCAGGGTCTAATAAAAATATGGGCCGACATGTCAAGAAGTTCGGAAGCTTCAGCCAAAAGAAACTTTAGGAATGATCCAAGTAGATTCGATGTCTATGTAGCTCCAAATGGCTATTATTTCCTAGATAGAAGAGCCATGAATTGGTTGTCTTGGAACTCGTCTTCAAAAAAATGGGACTGGTATGAAGAATATGAATAATAGTGCTAAGCTTTATGTATAAGATGTTAAATGAAAGGGGGCTTCGGTCCCTTTTTATGCCCACAGGAAAAAAGTTTAAGGCACTTGATATATAATTCATAATCTAAACTGTTAAGAAGCAAACGGCAGTACGATTAGAACAAACGTAGCGAAAAAAAACCAAAAAAATGTACGCTAATCAACTTATTAATGAGGCTGAGGTACAAAAGACTTGGGCACCTATCATTGAGGAAGCTACTGGTATTACTGACAAATCTAAGGTAACTTGGATGTCTAAGTACTGCCACTATCACAACCTTAATGAGAGCGTGTACAACACAGTCCACCTCAACCCGAACATGAACGTTCCAGGAATGGGCGCTCCTACTTTCCCAGCTGCTCCAACAACTCTGGATGCTTTCACAAGCCAGGATGCCGGTTCAGGCGACAGGCCATTCTCTCTGCTTCCACTTGCTATGCAAGTTGCAGCTCAGACAGTAGGTCTTGATCTTGTTCCTGTAGTTCCAATGCAGGGTCCAATGGGAGTTCTTACTTACCTAGACTTTGTTTATGCTGGTGGTATCAATGCTGCTGCAGGTGGACTTAACTCTGCTGCTGCTCCATTGCTTATCAAGGCTAATGTGACTAACGATTCAGGTGTAGCTGACGCTTTCACTGTGGATCAAGTTATCTATGCTGCTGATGCTCTCTTAGGCCTTCCAGCTGCAAACACTGCTGCTTATGAATTGACTTTTGTAGGTCTTTCAAGGATCGATGGTTATCCAATCTTCCGAGTAAGAGGATACCAAAGCGGTGCTGGAGCAACAGCTGTGTACGCACAAGGTGCTGAAGGAGGAGTTCAAGCGATCTATCAAGCTATTGCTGATGGTATTGCGTTTTATGGCTCTTCTGATCTAACTACTGGTGCTACTGGTACTTGGGACGGTGGTGCTGAGCTTGTAAAGGCTCTTGAAGATCACATTCCGGGATTCTCAGGTTCTGCTTTCGAGCTTAATAACCGTGCTGGTAACCCACCAATGTCAGGCATCGATGCTGTCGATCCTTACCAGAGAGGAATGGGCGAGTCTACTCCAGACAACCTTCTAGGTCTGTCTTTGTTCAACAAGTCAGTTGCTGCAATGACTTACCAAGTTGCTGCTGCCGTGACTCGTGAGCAAGTTCAGGACCTTAAGCAGTTCGGAATTGACGCTGTTGCTCAAGTAGAAGCAGTTCTTGTGAACGAGCTTACTCAGTCGATCAACAAGCTGATCCTTGACAGAATCTTCCGTCTTGGAGCTACTAATGCTGTTCAAGTTGAGGCCGTTACCGGTACTGTTCTTTCAGCAGTATTCAATATCGCTACCGGTTCTGGTGGTACTATTGTTCCATTAGCACTTGGTCTTGACAACGTAGGTAATGCCGCAACTGTTAATGCAACTACTGTTGAAGTAGGTGCAGGTGGTGAGACTCAAGGTACACTTCAGAGAAGGATCCTTACTAAGATCCTTGCTGCTAGCAACTTGATCGCAACTCGTGGACGTCGTGGTCCTGCTACTTTCGCTGTAACTGGCGGTAAGATGGCAACTGCGATCCA